CTTACAATATAAATCTAAGGGTAAGACCCTTGTAAATAATCAAAACGCCTTCTAGGGGCATTAGAAGCCCTTAGAGGGCGCATTACGTCAAACATGGTAGAACTCGTAGATACATCGGAAACCAGGGCTAGTGCAGTTAGGTGCATGGAAAGCTTCAAGGATAAAATAGAGATGCTAATGAAAGCCGGGGACATCCTCGACCATTGCACAAGCGGCAGATCGACCAGCGAAGAGACCGCCAAGGCAAGGGCTCGGTCGCTAAAGATTTGGCAAGAAACGGGTTGCAACATAGCGCAAGCCGCAGAGCAAGGCGGTGCAGATAGGGGAAGCTTTCGCAGGTGGCTAATCAAAGAAGGGCTCCATACCCCAAAGACTAAGTGAGTTGCTATAAAATCGTCTACACTAGGCGAGATATGCCCCAGATTTGCGAGGCTATAAAGCACGCCCATACGGAGGAGGAAGCACTAAAGCATTTGGCTACTGGTAGTAGCAAAAAAGGCTACAAGCTCAAGCGTAGCGGAGTGGCCATTGAATTAATAAATATAAAAAAGGTTGACCTATAGTGTATAATACTTATCAGTTTTTTAAATCGCCTTGTGCGATACCGCGTCGAGGCGGCTTGTTCAGTTCTATAAAACCGCTTGTATACAGGCAATTTTGGACTTCTCCTTACTCGACTAGGGAGGAGTCTTTTTTTACAGTTTATCGGAGCAAGCGGCCTCACAGGTTAGCCCAAGTCTGAGTAAGTGGTTGCATAGCTTGACCGAAACCCGGCTATGTATAAAAGGTTTGCAGTAATGCAGGAACAGCCACGGCTAGCGTAATACAGGACTTACCACGCGCGACGATCCGGGGCACTATCGAAGGCGGGAACACTCATAATTTGAGGTTGTAGCAAGGCATAGGTTTGACCAGTAATGGGGAACCTATGTCCAACGAGAAGCAACTCTAATTTGAACGAGGCTGAAAAAAGCATTGACCCAGTAACTAATTCACATGATAAAACTATCACATGAATAAGAAAACTGATAAGAAAACTGCCCTGCTGGATGTAGAAATAATCCTGTATAGACACGCCGCTAAAGCAGAGACTGAAGGAACAAAACTACTCACATTAAAATCAATGTGTAGACAAGCCATTGATCAATGCGTCATGGGATGCAAGGCATCGGAGTTTTACCTCATAGTATCAGGTCGCAATAACTTTCGCAAGACACTCTATCCCAAGTATAAAGGTAACAGAGGAGAAAAGCCGCCATTGTATACTCCACTGAGCAAGGCTATAAAAAAGATGTATGCGGATAGGTGGTATCAGCATGACCAGCTAGAAGCTGACGATTTACTAGGGATAATATCTACCAATGGAAAGGTAGACAATCCAATTATATGTAGCATAGATAAAGATATGCTTTCTGTTCCCGGGTGGCACTACAACTGGGACAAAGATGACTGGCCTACCTATGTTAGCCAAGAAGAAGCTGATCATAACTGGCTAGTGCAGCTTCTCATGGGTGATAGCACCGATTGCATCGAAGGCATGAAGGGCATTGGCAAGGTAAAGGCAGAGAAACTTATTAAGAAATATAAGAACCCAGAGCTTAGTGTTCCAGAGCAAGCCAAGCACATCTATGAAAAAGAAAATTTTTCTCTTGACCAGTATTATGCCTGTCTGAACACTGTCACAATCTGGAGGAAGCCATTACCAAAGGAACTCCTAGATAACGAACTAATCACAGAAATAGTAAAAACCATACCAACACTAGAATAACATGGATATAAAACAAGAAAACATCGAGCGCATACAAACTCGCATAGATATGATACGCCAAGAGTCACGTGCTCTTTCCTACCGCATTGAGAGAATGACTGAGCAGCGCAAGGCTCTTTCACAAGAGAAGAGCAGACTCAAGGATAGGCTTGAAGCCGTTAACGCAATACCCACCAGAGAACTTATTGAGGGCGTAGGCGAAGCTCTCGATGATTTAACAATCAGGGCGTAGGATACGCATGAGATGCGACAAACATAGGTTCGGCAAGATATACGCCATCGCTTGCGGCTCATACGTCAAAGTGGGTATGACATACGATTCAGTAAAGGAACGTATGAAATCCTTACAGACAGCGAATCCTATTCAAATGAGCATTATGTTTGAGGCTGCCGTCGATGAGCAACAACTAGGTGCTACGACTGGCCAGATCGAATACGCCATTCATCAGAAACTAGAAGCCTTCAAGGTTCGTGGAGAATGGTTCCAGATTGATAGATCGCAAGTAATTAGTGCCATCCTAGAAGTCATAGAGGGTTGGGAGCCGGTGACTAAAGTTAGAGATAAGCTCCCATGTAAGACGTTCATGGTGCGAGTGACTGAGGAACAAATGAAATACCTAGACAGCCGAATACAGAACCAAACTATCTCTGACTGGCTGCATCGCGCCATCTGCGAAAGGATCGAGCGACAGAAAAAGCTTGCATCCTAGTAATTAATCATACTAAAACCCAAGGCGTAAAATATGAAACAAATAATTAAAAAGGTTTTTACCAAAAAGAAAACAAAAACAAAGGCAACCAAAGAACCTGAGAAGAAACTACCTGAGTCTGATTACGACGGCATGGGAAACTTCAAAAGATTTGGAAAACCCTAGTATGCACGACCCAAACAAGTCCTATAGCATATGGAAAGCTATGGTTATTGGGAATAGCACATGGTCAGCTATGGTTCTTAGGAACAAGTTTGAGAGATGGAACGAAAACTTCGTTGACATCAAAGATATGGAGCCTAAAGAACTATTTAAATATTACTCATCTACTAAAAAAATAATAAAAAACCATAAACCAAAGAAAAATATGAAAATAGAAGTTCACACCGAAGAAATTGACCCACACACAGAAGTGTTTGCCCTAGACGTAGACGAGGCATCATTGCAGCGTTTGCAATATGGGGAAGTTGGCAGTCCTCATCCCTATGTCAAGGTGGCCGACGTCACCGAAGCTTTGCAGCCCAAGGCTCCACGTAGCGATAGCGATCTTTTAGATTTGATAGACAACCAAGGCTACACTTACTGCTTCTTTGCCTCCGAGGGAGAACTTACAAGGAATAAGCACAGAAGCGTTGCTATATTTTCACCTACCGGACAGCAACTTACAGGGGTTGCAGAAGGATTTGAAACTGTCAGAGAAGCTCTAGGGTATGTCTTAGACATGGAGGAACAATCATAAATTAGTTTGGGAGTAGAAAAGCCATACAACTCAGGTCAATGGTCTAAGGCTAGGTATAGAAGCTTTATCATGTCTGCCTTGCGTCGTGCTCAATGGCCTGTTAAGTATGAAGTTATCAAATCAAGTTTTGTTGTTCATGGTGTTAACCCCGCAACAGGGCGCAAGTGTAAGCTGCACAAGTGCTCTGTTTGCGGGCAACTATTTCCTGCTAAAGATATGAGAGCAGATCACATTGACCCCATCGTCCCTGTTACTGGCTTTGACAACTGGGATGCGCTCATAGCCAGACTGTTCTGTGAGATAGATGGGTTCCAGGCTATCTGCGTGGAGTGTCATTCAATCAAGACCAAGGCTGAGAATGCAGAGCGAAAGAAAAATAAAAATAATGCTTGATTCGCTATTTACAATCCTTCAACATCAACAAATAACAAACCAATAACATTATGTCTAGAACTAAACCAAGATCAACAGGGTCTTCAAACCCTGCTACCAAGTTCCTTCAATGGAACACACAAGCTTCCGCATGGGAGTTTTACGATAAAGAAGCCCAAGAGTCTAAAACACTACCACAGGACACAGGGTTCATCATCCTCGACCAACTCATCACAGCCAAGGGCTGGGACGATAGAAAGAACAGTGCAATCTGGGCTAACGAAGTCTATACTGTAGGAGACAAACTTACTCTTCGTAACAAAGACGGTATCATCGCTACTGGCATCTGGTCTGAAGTGAAGACTGTGCATGGAGTTAAGTTCACCAAGTCTGTCTACGCTATGGCTAAGATTGGTGGGGGCTACGAGCTTGTTAACTTTCAACTCAAGGGCTGTGCTCTTACCGCATGGATTGAATTTGAAGACAAGATTGGTGGCTCCAATACATTAGAAGGAGACGTTGTTGTAGCAGTTACCGAAGCAGTCGAAGATCGCAAGGGTGCTGTAAGTTACAACAGACCAGTCTTTAATATTGTATCTCACACACTATCCAATGAGGCTGCTCTGAAAGCAGACATGATGGATGGCACATTGCAGGAATATTTATCCTCCTATCTCAAGGTAGACAAGCCCACTGAAGACGATGACGAGGAAGAGAGTGAGCTAGACATTGCTTACTCAGAGCCTGAAGTCATTGCCAACCCTTTCTAGGCATATGGGGCTAGCCCTTCCCCTTCGGGGGTGGGGCTTTATTTTATAATGGTTAAGAAAACTAACCCAAAGGATGCTTGTGGCATAAAGAAGGTGCCGTTATCAGGTATGCCGGCTAACGTGCTCCTTGAAGCAGGGCTTGTGAAGCTACACGGAGACTTGAAGTATGGCAGGTTTAACTGGCGTGAAGCAGGTGTCAGGGGTTCCGTATACTATGACGCTGCCTTTCGTCACCTAGCGGCGTGGTATGAAGGAGAGGACAATGACCCAGACTCTGGACTACACCACATCTCTCACGCCATAACAGGTCTTGCCGTTCTAAGGGATTCAATCATGAGAGGCAACTGGATCGATGATAGGCCAGAACCTACTCCCAACATCGTATCAGAACTAAACAAAGAAGCTATTAAGATTATAGAAAAGAATGGATCAACCTCATAACTTAGAAGCAGAAGAGGCTTTGTTAGCCTGTTGCCTACTAGATAATGCTGCTTACGATAGCATCAGCACCATTGTCAACGCAGACGATTTCTACGGCAACTCTAACAAAATAATCTTCAAAGCTATATCTAAGTTATGCTCTGCTGGTCAAGAATTCTCTGAACTCGACCTTGATGAGTTACTAAAGCGTGAAGGGACAGACAGAGAAGCAGGTGGACTGAGCACCATCATGCATATACAGAATCAGGCTAGTAGTTCTATGCAAATAGGAAGCTATGCCAAGATTATAAAAGAGAAGTCTAAGTTACGTCAGATTATTCGCACCTCTCGCATCGCCATTGAATCAGCAAGAGAAAACCAAGACCCAGACATAATCATTGCTGACATTGAAAGGGCTGTCACCGCTACCCTAGATAACAACTCCACTACTGACTCGTCAATTAGAGTAGCCGCTGAGTCTTTGCGCGAGGACTTCAAGAAGATGGAGGAGGGGACTTACGATACCTTCGCTCTACCAACTAGGATTAAACAGCTAGACGAAAAGCTTAGTGCGGGTGGTATAGCCAACGGAGAGGTAATGGTTGTTGCGGCTCCTACCTCCTGCGGTAAGACTTGTATCGCCCTAAACATAGCCTTACAGAACGGTGTAACACATAGTAAGCCGGGTCTATACTTCTCCTTTGAGATGCAAGCCAAGATTCTGGCAAAGCGTATGATACAGACTTGTTCTGCCGTGAACCTTAACCAGTTCCAAGACCGTGTACTGTCTGAAGAGAAACAAAAGCGAGTCTGGGATGCTACTGACAGGGTAGAGAACGCACCTATATTTACAGAGCACTACGTTAGGAATGTTGATGAACTTAGGTCGCGTGCTCGTATGTATAAGCGTAAGCATAAAATTGAATGGATTGTGATAGACTACCTGCAACTTGTCCCTTGGAATATTAAATTAAAGAAGCATGACGGCATCGCAGAGGTTAGTCACCAGATAAAACTTATGGCTATGGAGTTAGACCTACCTGTTATACTGTTAGCACAAGTAAACAGAGAGGGAGCCAAGCGAGAGACAGGTATTACACTATATGACTTGAAAGACTCTGGAGACATTGAAAACGACGCAGACATTATTCTCTTGCTATGGCCTGACGGCTCAGATACGAAAGAAGCCACTGTCTACAATGATCCTGTTCACGGCACACACATATCTATCAAATACAATATAGCAAAGCAGCGTGAAGGTCAGCGAGACCAGTATGGTAAGTTTGTCTTTCAAAACCACATCGGCAGATTTAGTTGACTCTCACAATCATAAGTATGACACACGAAAACCTAACACAGAAGCAAGCCTATAACCTCTATCTAGAAGGTTTTAGTTACCATCAAATCGCTCAAGACTATGGAACAAGTGCAGAGGCTGTGCGTTCTAAGATTAGGCGATACAAGGCTACCATCCCATCCGCTCAAGGAACAGAGCGAGTCCTAGTCATAGCAGATACCCATTGCCCTGCCATGCACAGCGGCTACATAGAATTTTTATTATCTATCTTCCACAAGCATAGATGCACACGCGTAGTTCACATTGGTGACCTGGTGGACTGGAACGCCATCAGCTTCCACGAGAAAGACCCAACCATGCCTAGCGCAGCAGACGAGTTTGTAGCGGCAGCCAAGCAGGTTAGAGCACTACACAGGGCTTTTCCAGAGGTAGACTACCTCGTGGGTAATCACTCAGCCCTGCCAGAGCGTAAGGCACAGAGTGTTGGTCTACCGCCAGAGGTAATACTTAATTTCAAAACATTATGGGGTCTTGACGGGTGGACGATACATCCTAGGTTCACAGACCTAGTAATTGATGGAGTCATATACAGGCACGGAGACAAGGAAAAGGGAGGCCAGATGTCGGCTCTAAAAAATGCACAAGCCCAGTTCAAGTCTCTAGTGATGGGTCATTTTCACGCACAAGCTGGCATCAACTACCACGCCAATCAAGACGATATTGTTTTTGGCATGAACGTAGGCTGTGGGGTAGATCACGATCACCCTGCCATGAACTACGGGCGTGTTTACGCCGCCAAACCAATCGTTGGATGTGGTGTAGTATACTCTCCCAAGCTTGCTTTCTTTGAACCAATGTTTATCTAAAAAATACCACCATGATGTATGAACACAAACTAGAAATGGACAACTACGCTGGCAGCATAACCAATGTCATTGTAGAGTTTGAAGCTGACGCACCCTCATCACGTGACCCAGAGGTCAGGGGTATATATTATCTTGAGTCTGACGAACCTTTGTCTAGCGATGATCTCTCATATCTGTTTGAGTGGATCGAGCAAGACCCAGGCAAGTGGCAATCAATTTCACATAATAAATAAATGCAACAAACAAAAACTCCATCCGTATACAATGTTAACTCTGAAGTAATTCTGGCAAAAGGCTTAGATGCTATGACTAAATCATGCGAGGCTCTGACTAACCAGAATGAAAGACTAAACCAAGATATAGAAAATTTAAAAAAGAAGATTGATATGCTTCAACATCGTCTCTTATCTAACGCAGAAGAGCGAGAATAACTTTGTTGTTCATAAGTACACAAAGAGTAAGTCGTGAGTGCTCCGGAAAGGTTCTTTACTGCCTATATAGGGTTGCCGTCAGCCAGCCTTCCAACCACGACGCTGACACCATTTTACTTCAAGGGGATGCAGGGTTATCGATCTGGCTAGTGCCAGAGACGGGGGTTCAACTCCTCCCATCTCCACCATTTATTGAGAGAAGGCTTTTCTAGCCTCTATAGTCCTCATGATTCTCTGTATGTCTGCTCGCTTGATCTTTTTATCATCGAAGTCTCTTTGAAGCATTATTGTAAGAGTTCGTGGACTCATTCTTTCTCCAAGTTCAACGTATCTTCTTAACTTATCTTCTTTCTTTCGTTCGCCCAAGGATACGAATATTGGCATATCTGTTACATTGCCAGACATTGCATCATTGACTTGGCTTACGTTTAGCCCAGCCTTCTTCATCAGAGAACTTATCTTTTCTTCGGTCAGGCCAGAGTCTGGGTTCCTTGAACCAAAAGCCTTGGCTTCATTGGCAAAGTTCACAAGAACCTCCATGTTCCTGCGGTAGACTGCGTTGTTTTTATTATAAGCATCCTCTACGGAATCCATTCTACTAGTATCGCCAGCGTATGCAGATCGTATGTTCTTCAGTGATTTACCTAAGCTTCTAAGTTTATATCCAATGCCCTCGTCAATGGTTGTGTTTCTTGAGCGATAACCCAGTGTATATCTTAGCGTGTTCTCTATGGAAGTTCTGTCATCCAAAGACTTTAAGTCTCTAACTGTTCCTGGTGTAAAGTTTTCAGCAAAGTAATACTCTATCAAACCTAGAGCCTTCCTTAGACCCATCTCATTGCTAATAGCCTTACCTGTGTTTAAATCTGTGTTGCTTACTGAAGCAACTAGATTCTTCAGATTGATAGTTAAGTCTCCACCAAACTTGCTCCAAGCAGCCTCGATAGCGTCTCCAGCCGCCGATTGAAAATCATCGCCCCGCAGAGCAGCATCAAGAACAGATGTTAGTTCAATGGACGGTATCTGATAACTTAGGTTTGCCAAAGATAATTTGTTTCCGTCCCTGCGAATGTGTAAGCCTTGATCTCTTTCCCAACGGGCTAGACCAAAATCTCTAATAAACTTTTCATCCTCGTCGTTTACGCCACCCGCCTTATTAAGTTGTGATACCCCTGCTGAACCAAGAGCCAATACACTTGATAGTGCCGCAACACGTTTAAGACCTTCGGTTCTCATAGCATCTTTGCTCAGAGTTATTCCGTATGTCCTTGCCATTTCATCAGAGAACGAACCATCTATCATCTTCTTAGCCATACGGCCTTGGTTGTATATTGTTCTCATCTGCTCAAGATTGAAGGCAGCAAACTCGTTCAGTATACCGTATCGAGATAGAGTTCTTAGGTTCTTGTTGATTCGTCCGTAGTTCTGGTATGTAGAGTTTGTTAAGAAGGCAGCTATATCTTCTACTTGCTTAGTTGTTAGTTTACTATACTGATCTTCGGGGATATTCCTTTTAAGAAAACCTTTGTAGTTCTCAAACACAGATATACGTTGTGCGGTATCAAAAACATTATACGCCTTTCCAAAGTAATCTGTTAACTTGCTAAAAGGCTTAGGTAGAACTCCATTCTTAAACCCGTCTCTTATATCACCGGCTACAACGCCTTGGTCTACTAGGTCTAACTCCTTCAGTCGATTGATCTCCTTGATTGAGTATTTACCTTTTGTTATGCCCTTTTTGTTTACTTCGTTTAGCGCAATACCAAAGCCGCGTCTCCACCCATTGAATGGATTCATACCTTGCCCTGCTACCATGACAGCATTACCAACAAACTGAACTGGATAAGATGCAGCATTTAGAGGCACTCTGACAAACTTAGCCCCTGCGGTTGTGGTAGACAAAACCTTAGCTAAGACAGATTGCATCATAGAAGTTCCATCTCTCTGGCTACCAGTTGAAAAGTATTGATCTAGGGCTTCATTTACCTCTCTAGGAACATAAACTGCTTGCCCTGGTCTGCGAACCTTTATGGCTTGCCTATTGATCTTCTTGAGTTGTTGCTTGTTAAACCCCGCGTCAGTGGCTTCCTTGATTGTATCAAACCTATTGCCATCTGGTGCTTCATATTTATTTACTCTCTTGTTTCTTACAACCAAAGAGTCTCCAACGGTTTGCTGTCTGCCCCGTATGAAAAGGGGAACCAAATCTCCTGTGTCCTCAGACGCAGATCGAACTACACGACCTAGATTATTTTTTACTATCTGCTCTGTGATAGATTTATTCGCCTCCTCTTGTGCGGCTATTTTACCTAGCCTTGAAAGAGTTCCAAACATACGCTCACCAGCTTCTTCGTATTCACCTAAATATTTCCGTAACTCTGGGGATTCGTCTAGTTTACGTTTTCTAAACACTCGCTTGCTACCACTAGTAGCACCAGCAATATGGTTCATTAGTTCAACGGCATTGTATCTGTTTTCGTCTAAGCCACGAATGAATACATCAATAGACTCATCGTCCATTCCATCTCTGGATAATCTACTTCTTAGTTCGCTAGTTGCCTTAGGACTTGGCACATAACTAGGGTCTTCGTAGAACCTATATTCCCTTGTAAAATAATCCTTTGAATTAACACTCTTCTGTATCTTATTAGCCACATAGTCGTTTAATTCGATGCGACCCTCTTTGTATAGATTGAGTATTGTGTTCTGATACTCATCAATCTGGCTTCTAGCATCATCAAGAACGCTTTTCAGCCCTTGTGCCTCTTCTGGTATCTGGCTAGTCCTATTGAATATGTAATCATCTAAACGATCTCTTTGCTCTTGAGTAAAATCCTTAGTCTGTTGATTGATTTGATTCCTAACAGTTGAAGCTGTATCCAATCTAGCCCTAGCCTTTGCTATTGCCGCATTTGTTTCTTCATTAACTCGTGGACCTAGTGTAGTAGCAGGTGATAACTTTGCCCCCAACATTTTGAAGTTTCGCTCTCCTCGACCTGTTGGATTTTCTCCAGCAATAGACTCAACTAGCGCGGTAGCATCTGGATCACCATCATTGTAAGCCTTGTTGAGAAAGTTGTCACTTTTACCTGCAAACTTGCTGTAAGACTTCTTCAAGACTTCTCCAGAAGCACCTAGTCCTAAGCCTAGCGCAGCACCTGTTCCAGCGAGTGTGGCTACTTCGTCTAGAGTCAGTAGTTCTCCCTCTTCTATACCCTTCTCTACTTGACCTCCTACTGTTGCTATAACAGCACCCTCTGTGCCTCTAATGGCTCCTCCCTTGGCTAGTTTAGGTATTATCTTTGCTCCTTTTCCAGCCTTTCCTAGTCCACCAGGAATCAAGTTTATTAGGGAATCAGCAACTACACGACCCCAAGATATATCGTCTCTGCCTTCAATTCTTTGTGCAGCTATACTTCCTGTGATACCACCACTAATACCACCTACAATGTAGCCACCAAGCGCACCTGCTGGTCCAGCTATAGAAGCCCCGGCAAGAGTACCTGTATACTTTGCTCCTTCTCCTATAGCAACCTCAGCGGCTAGTCCAGTGCCTATTTCACCAACGGTAGGGTCTTCTTCTAAGAATTTTACCCTGCTCTTTTTAGGTTCTTCCTCTAAAAATCTTACCTTTGGTTGGATAGGTTCTTCCTCTAAAAATCGAACTGCCATTATTCAATTATTGCAGGTTTGCCTTGAACGGTTATTCTAGTTCCTGGGGCTAAATTTGCTGCTTCAGCGGCTTCTACGCTTGGATAATCCTTTATATTATTAGGAACTGTGGGGGTAGTCTCAGTTACAACAGGGGCTTCACCGTCCATGGGAATCAATTCACTTGTTTCTTCAGTAGTAGAGGCTGTATCTTTTGGCTGGCGTTCAAAACGATTTGGAGCAACCTCATAGTAAGTAAAGCCACCTTCCTCCAATACTCTTGGCACAAACGGCTCTTCTTCTGTAGGTTCTGGACGAACTGGTTGATAATAATTTGGAGAAAGTTGTATGAGTTTTTGACCACCTATTTCAACTACTTGCGGCTTGAAGTCCTTCTTGGCTTCTTCATCCCTAAGTTTAGCAGCATCCTTAGCTAGTTCAGCAGCATCCTTAGCTCTCTTAATTTTTAATTCTGCTAGACGTTCTGGCTCCGCAGCCTGTATGCTTGTAGCTAAAGCATTGACCTGAGATACGGGTGGATTTGTTACTCCCCGTGCGGCGAGTTGACCCTCTGCTCTACGCCTTGCTTCATCAAAGGATATACCCTCTGTTTGTCCACCAGTAGTTCTACTTCGTGCTATACGAGTATCTCTTTCTGTTTGAGTTTCACCTGGTAGCCTATCTCTTTCTGCGATCCTAGCTTCACGTGCTGCACTGTCACCAGCAAAACTTCCAGTGCCACCGATTCTTTGTTGTCTTTCTAGACTTGCTTGTTCAAAGTCAGTAAACTCAGATGCCAGTGGTTGCACCCCTGGAGCAAATCCTTGAAGTGCGGATGCCTGTGGTGTTAACCTACGACGCAGACGACCTTGAGGGTCAACAAACTGCTCCGTGCGTTGCTCTGGAGCATCCTCGTTGCGAATAAACTGAGATAGGGTTTGACCAGGCATTAGTGTGGATGTCCTACTTGCTTCTCGACTTAAAAATGGGTCACGGCTAAATCCAGTTACGGGATCAAATGTAGTTCCCATATCTTGAGCATCCTGACGGAATTGAGCAATTTGTTGTTCGGTCAAGTTATTATCAGACTCTCTTAAAGTGTTTAAAAAATTAGCCTGAGGTGATCCCCTTTGCACTCCCTGCGGAAGAGGGGCCGGGATAGCGTTTAATTGATCTTGAGTTAACGGCTGCATCATTGGATTAACCTGTGTTGAATTTTCTGCAGAAAAAAGATTTACCGATGGAGTTTGACCAATAGTTTCTGAAGGAAGAACCAATGGATCAGGTGTTAAGAATTGTGTTGCTGGCGCTGATGTTGACGGAGTTTGTGTTTCCTCTGGAGGGGCTTGCGCGGAGATTGTATCCTGATAAGGATTTTGCCTTGGATCAAACCCCCTAATTCCAAATTGAGGTTGAGTAATCCCTTTTTTAAAAGCATCTAAAGCTCCTTTTACAAAAGGACTTAAAGATACACCTACTCCCGTAAAATCTGGGAATGAAGAAATTTGAGAAGTGCCGTTTCCTAAATCTTCAGTCCTCAGGTTAAACGCACCAGGATTCCTAATGTTTTCAATGCCAGGAACTGATGCAACTACATTAGAATCTGCGGTAAACATTGGTTGCCCAGCACCTATTAGGGCATCCCCCGTATTCACAGCAGGTGCTTCTTCCTCTTGTCCGATAAGGGTGTTTTCTAGCTCTTCTTCTTCGTCCATAGGGTGTATTATATCATAAAGGGTTAGGTAGGGAGGGTCACTGAAATCCTTACATCATAACCTACGTTATTATTTGCAAAAGTTCCAGATGCACCAGAAATATTGACTATGTGACCACAAGGTACATCTGTTGAAAATGTCTTTGTTACTGTTTGATTATAGATATTAACTCCTGAAGCTGGTCTAGTACTACTAGGTTCATCTGACGTGCTTTGAAAAAATGCTTCTTGAACGCCATCTATGGTAATGTCTAGGGTATCAAAACCTGATCCATATATATCAGCTCTACCTGCTACTTGAATAGATATACTCTCAGCACACGGGTGAACGCCAAACTTAATACTTCCCGTTCTTTGACTGTCTGTAAATGCGCCATCACTTCCTGGCCCTGGATTTGATTGATAAACATTAAAAACATTGCGTCCAGTAAGTGTAGGTAATCCAGAACCAGCAACAGGACCAACTAAGGCACCTGTGCTAGAGGGCATATTGCCTCCAAGTATAGGAACTGTTAATCCGCTGGTTTGTAAACAGTAGTGCGTCCCATCTATTTTAATTGGTGTTATTAGTATATTTGACACATCAATAATCGACTTTAATTTGCCTTAAACAATATTTTTCCCGTAGTCGGAGTGCCATTAATACATATTGTTACTTCTGTTTCAGAAAAGCCAGACGATGCAGACCCTGCGGCTGCTCCATCTATATCTGCTACTTTTGAAAGTTCTGATTCAAACTCAATGTCTCCTGCTGGTACAACTGGTTCAGACGTTAAAGAAGTTGCATTAAGATATATATCGCTCAGAGATATATCGCCCAGAGATACCTCTTCATCAACATTAATCCTTCTAGAAATGTCTGGCTTGGTTATTGGATCACCTTCAGGATCACCGTATAATAATTCATCATCCATTATTAAAAGGCAATAGCGATAGTGGCGTTTTTTAGAACAGTTATAGTAAACGTTGTTCCACTTACAATTTGAGCAACACTATCATAAGTTATTGATGATGGTGGTGTACTAAAAGTAAAATCAATGTTATCTCCCTCTGCCCTGTAAATAAAACTGCCGTTGGTGATGCCTGAAGGAGAAGTTACTGATCCTGAACCCGATATGTTAACAGTGGTTTTATATCCAAATACAGCTTGAATGCTATTGGCTCCAGAAATATCTGTAAATGTTTTAGAAAAACCATCTGTTGTGTCACCCCGTTCTGAATCAGAAACAGTTTGGGTTACACCATTAGCCTCAACGCTTACGATAAAGCGACCCGAATCGGGCACTGATTTGTACACTGGATCATCATTTACCGCATGCTCATTGTATCCCTCTGGAAATGTAACCCCTCCAAATGAACCAGAAATGGTTCCGTTTTCTGATGCACTTGCATTAACAGAAGCCCCAGAGAATGTTACATTGGTTTTTAAGAAATATTGAGTTCCGCTTTCATCTCTTAAAAAGGGAACTACTTTTGATCTATAAATACCGTGAGTATCATAAGAAGTTGCGCCAGTTGCTTCAATTTTAAACGAAGAGATAAAGTTTAAGGTAGACAATAATCCTTGTCCTATCTCAATTGACCTTGTTGCAAGAGCACCTACTAAATATTTTGGAAAATTTTGAAATTTATTTGAAGCTGAAAATGCACCGCCAAGACCGTTAAAAAAAAGTCCCCTAACTGCTAAATGGCACCAGTTTACTCCATCATCAGAATAAGCGACTTCCGTGTCTGCATCACTTGATGTAGTTAAAAAAACTTCAACAAGGCCCTCTTTTCTGTATGTTTGAGGAACTGTTGTAGCTCTAGGAGTAATTACTTGACCCTGTGTAGATATAGTACCAGTGCTGGTTGCTATTGTGGAAGTAGCAGAAGTAATAGCTGTTGACATTGTGCCTGGTTTTGTAACAGTAAAGTATTCGTTATACTCACTAATTTTTTTAGGGTTAGAAAATCCATCGTTTATTACCAGTTGAGTATATCGAGGAACTCCATCAGCCCCATAACTTTCTGTGGGCATAAAAAATAGTGCATCGGACTCCAATGCGGTTTCTGTACCTGGTATGAATATAGGGTCTCTTGCGTGAATTACACTAGCGGGTTGACCGCTACTTTGAATCTGAAATGATTCAATTACAGTCGTAGGAGTTCCAGAGCTAGGACGTATTGATATTACTTTTCCTAACTCATTAAACTTATTTGCTCTTTGCCCAAATCCCATAACTAGCACCTCCAACGCTTCAAGGCTAGTGCCTTACGTGTTGGTCTTCCTTTCTTGTCCTTCATTGGACCCTTGACTCCTGCCATTCTAGCGCAGAATGATTTTTTCCGGGCAAGTCTTTTACCCTTTGGATTCTTTTCAGTAACAGGGGGCTTGAGGTTAGCACCTGTCTTACGCTTGAAGTAGGCGCGACCAGCGGCAGTCAGTCCTCCTTTTTTACTTTTGTGTTCCTTCCTCATTAGCTTCTAACTCTTGCTCTGGGTGTGTTGGCTACGACTGTCTTTCCTCTGGCTCCTGCCGCTTTCTTTTTACGTGCAGTTGCCGCTCTCTCTGCTTTCGTGAGGCTGAGAGCCTTTCTTTTAGGCAGGCAACGGTCAGGGTTTTTCTTATCTTTCGACGTTCCGCAAGGGCCTTTAATCGATCCATCAGTCCCTATCCTTACCCAGTTCTGCTTGAGCCATTGTTTGAGTTGAGCCATTATGATTTTTTGATGCTGTTAATATAAGTTCTATACACTCTAGCAGGTCCAGTCTTCTTCATTACTTTTGCCCGTTGCTCCATTGCTATTGCTGCCTGTATCTTGTGTGCGTGAGTTCTGCCTGATCTTTTTATTTTATTTATACTAGATTTAGCTGTCTTTACATCCTTGAATCCTAATCCCTTAATTGTTCCTTTTGGATTTTCATCCGTATACAAATCAGAATGCTTAGACTTAGGTCTAATAGTTCCGTCTGGTCTTTTTCTAGGGATTCTTTTAGATGCCATTACTTACCAATTTTCTTCATCGCTTTCTTGTGGGACTCAGTAAAGGTAGCACCCTCTTTTATTAGCTTACGCATAAAAGACATATGCTTCTTGCTGTGGTGCTTAGAGTGAGCCTTGAGTGCCGCTTCCTGACGTTTACCTATCTTAGCCACTATCTACCCTTTCGTCTACCGCCCTTAGCCTTTTTAGCATAGTTAGGGTCCTTACAATACTTAGATGCAGCCAGGTTGGCGTAAGCGGACGGATACGTATCAAACGTCCGTCTCGCCCAAGCCTTACCTTCAGGGCATATCTTACCTCCGCTTTTTGCTTTTTTCTTTGCCATTTTTTACAATAGATTTAAGAAGCTTCGCTTGACCAGCGTGAGCCTTAGAAGCCTTCTCAAGCTTTCTTGCGACGGTTAGTATTTTTCTGTGCATTTCTACTCCTTAGTACTTTGAAGTCAGCCGCAGTAATTTTATTACGAGGGGGTGCAACCCTAGCTAACTTCTTTTGTTTTGGACTGTATTTGCTAAATGGCATTACTTCTTCTTCTTTTTCATACCCATTTTCTTAGCAACTTTTTTGACTGGCTTTTTACCACCCTTCATCATTTTTCCGTAGTGACCTGGCATTGTATTATCTCCTTGTTTATTTGATTATGCGATTATATATCGCTTCTTATTTTGAAGTAGCTAAATGCTACAAAAAATGCTATAATTAGTGCAATCCAAAGTCCAGTGTTTTTTAACTCTGGTATAGCCACTAGATCAGCACTTGTGATTTGTCCTGGTGCTGTAAGCCTTACTTGCATACTACCTGTAGTATCTGGCAAAAACGATGAAAATAATGCAGCATAGGTAGTGTTTGCGGATAGGGTAATACTAGCATTAAATGGCTGATTATATCTTTCAAAGCCCTGAAAGGTATCAAGTTGTCCTCCACCAAATCCTATGTTTGGACCATCATTAAATATTAGGGGTTCATCAACAATAAAGTTAGCCTCTAGGTTATCGTATATTAACAGGGAGGTATCTTGAGTCCCAGCGGTTAAATCGCTAGAATAGTTCTCGAATACAAACTCTCCACCCGCAGAAGTAGTAAATATCATTGGGTTGTAGTAAGTTGTTCCACCTACTGGGTTAAAATCAGACACACTATAGGTTTCGTCAATGTCTACCTCTAGATCATAAATTACGCTGTTTAACTGCACCGCACCCCAAGCTATAGAAGCTGCTACCAAAGGGGCTAATAAAAACTTTATTTTTTGAAGATTGATGTGCATATTGAGGCGAACTCTTTAAAAATTCTAGATATTATATTATTCTTAGGCAAAAACATAACTACAATAGAAACTATACCTATATATGCAAAAAGCATACCTAGTAAATTATCTTTGTAATTTTCTAATATGTATTGTATCATACCTGTTTTTGTTTTTCTGATGAAACTACAATCCCATCATCTGGTATTATTACTGGCTCTGGCATTTGTTTTATCATACCAGACTCATCGCTTTTTATATCTGAATGCGGCTTAATTTTATCTACTTCATCAACACTTTTGCTATCTTTATTTTCTGGCACAGGTTCTGCTGGGTCTTCTGCCTGTGATTCTTCGGATTCTTGTGACTCCTCACTCTTTACTTCTTTACTCTCAACTTCCCCTGCATCTTGTTTGGTTTCTTCTGCATCTCCTCCGTTTTCCTCGCCGTTGTTAGCACTTTCTTTTTGGGTCTGTGGTTCTTGGCTGCTGGTTTTCTCGCCGGCTTGTGATTCAGTTTGAGACTCTTGTTGCGACTCAGGCGGTGCTACCTTGGCCTCTACTTTAGCAACTTCGGCTTTTACCTTAGCTACTTTTTCTTGCATCACGCCAGCACCCCAAGAGTTTAACGCTCCAAAATCTACAAAGTTAGTTATTATTGGAGAAAAAATTAGTCTCTCATGCACTACATCGTTAGCTACACTTGCTACAAATACTTCTGTCTCATCAACGGCAATGTTTGTTTGAGTAACTGCCGCTGTGCCCACAGCTACTGTTCCTGCGGCTCCTAGTTGAGTTATTTTATCTACTACAGGTAAATCTTTAATTCTACCTAGAAACGTTTTCTTAGCCCGCCTAGCACCGTCTTTAGCTGCGCTGAGAGCCTTTTCAGCGTCTTTTTGGCTAGGTCCTTCGACTTTGCTCCCAAGGACTTTATCCAGACTGTCACGGAGTTCAGAGAGTTTTTGTTGAGCGTTTTTGTAATCCATTGGATTGGTGAACACCAAGAGCAAATTTTCTTGGGTTTGTTACATACAGTGCATTTTTTCATTTTATTTAACTGATGATGAGCCAAAGTAGAAACCTACGATAGCAAGAACGGTTTGGCGTATCTCTGGTAGTATAACATACCCATGTAGGGTTTGATAAGTTGTGCCTTTTACAAAACCAAAAAACTTACTATACTCTTTGGCTACTGTTACCCCCTCATTGCTGTGAGCTAGGATAAAAGGAGCTATAATTACACCAAATAAAACTGTTACTACTATTACCCTTCGTACCCAAACACCACCGTCTCCTATACGTTTAGCTGCGGCGTTGGCACTTTCGTCAGACGCTTTTTGCTTCTTTAGTAAATTTGCAATATTGTTCTGTTGAGCAGTAACCATTGTGCCGATCAGCTTAAACAGAAAACCAGACGCGCCCCCACCCAGCATAGCTATAAGTTCGGTGGTCATTTGATTTCCTTTAGCAGTTTATAAATAGATAAACCTAAGAAAACAAAGGTCATTATACCAACAATCAAGCTAACTACACTATTAATACTTTGTAAGCCAATACAGGCAAAGAATCCAGTTGATCCCAAAGTTCCTCTAAGCATAGTATCCATAGAAATTAGTCTCCGTCAGATAATGGTGTGTAGTGATCAACGGTTGATGACTTCTCAGAATCATCGAGGTCGTAGTCCGTTACGTCTAATGCCCAGGTATGGTCAATGGTTTCGTCGGGGTAAGTAAGCCAGCGCGTACCTATGCCATCAGTCCAATAGCTGTAGCCAATCTCCTTGCCTTCTTCATCGGCTCGCTCAATGGCGGCCTCTTTGCTTGCGTATATTAGATAGAGCATTATGATAGAGAGATTCCGTATTTATTAGAAAGGTTGGACTCAATAGCATTACGATTTGATAACTGATCGCTAGCGTAAACAATGACTTCAAAAAATTCTGAATCTGAAAAATTATCCCCAGTTGTTCTTGATCCCAATATTGTAGTATTTCCGCTTTCGTAAGACTGATCTGTAATACTTCCTGTTAACGTTGAACCAACTTGTGCGCCTAAATTAAAAACCGCGTGTGTTACAGTGCCATTACTCATTGAAGACAAATAGGTAATAATGGCGTCACTATCATTTGATGTTACAGCATCAGATTGAAGTGAAACAACTGTGTTTGACGCATCTTTGGTTTTAATAACTGTTTTTATATTAGGACCACTTCCAGTTAAATATTTATTTGTGCTTGGACTATTGCCTGCATTTTTATGACCAAATAGACCTATTCTGTTGCTAGAAGAAGTATCAACGTGCATTGCATGAAAGACGGTCATTGCAATATCTGTCCCAGTTGGAAAAATGCTGCTAACTCCCTCTAAATGAGTTTCGTTTGTCTGTATAAATTTTACAATTGGCTGACTGTTTCTTGTATTTATAGCTCCACTCGTTACAATCGTAGGTTGTTTAGATGCAGTAGCTTGAGTTAAATCATTGCCATTACCTGACTGGTCATACCAAGTTTCTACAAAGCCATCATTGCCAGAACCAACAAAGTCAACTAACGCACCTGCACTTATCTCAGAAACAGTAAAGTCTTGCTCACTATTGTCACTTGATCTACGAATACGCACAGCCCTAGGATCACCACCCGTAAGACTGCGGAGGCTGTATGCCGCCGCAGGATTAGGAGCAATCTGTGTGATGCTCTCTCCTACTTGGTTTAGCCTACGCTGCTGACCTAGGGCTGAGTCAAGGCTAATGTGCATACTAGACCTTGTGTAGTTGCACTAAGCTACCAGCACCGCTTACGGTTACACTAGTAAAGTTGCCATATATAATTGTACCTGCTCCAAAGGATGTAAGGAGGTCGGCAGAATTTTCTACATTTGTAGCTGTTAGTGCAGAGAGAGTTGAATCCTTTAGGAACTGAATAGCTCCAAACGTACCGGCGGTTGCACCGTCAGCTGCATTAATAACTATAGAACCTGCGGAGCTAAACTCCAGTGCGTTGTTTCTTGAACTTGCCATAATTATATTTTACCTTGATTGCCTAGTCTTATGAGTTGATAGTCTTCTAAAAAATTATTATTAGACCTTGTGTAGTTGCACTAAGCTGCCAGCACCAGTTACTGTCACAGAAGTAAAGTTACCATATATAATTGTACCTGCTCCAAAAGTTGTTTGAAGGTCAGACGCATTTGTTACATTGGTAGAAATAACCTCGTCTATTTCAGAATCTTTTAAAAACTGGATAGCCCCAAACGTGCCAGTAGTCGCACCGTCACCAGCATTAATAACTATAGAACCTGCGGAGCTAAACTCTAGTGCGTTATTTCTTGAACTTGCCATAGTTGTGCATTATATCACAGGGTTATCGTGATTGACGATTAACGTAAGTAGAAAATCGTTTGTTCACAGTATTGTTGTTATTTCTAATGTCTATCTTCTCTAACTCTTGGGCTAGATAAGTTTGTGCTATTTGCTCTTCCGCTATTGCTTCTTGCTGACGGTTCTGCACTCGTAGGAAGTCAGCGTACACAGCGTGAGCAATAAAGTTAAAGAACTCACCGGGAACCTCTACCGCCCCTTGGTTGTAGAAGTCAGAGGTAACAGTAAATGGTGTGAACTGCTTCTTGTAGGAGACAAACGCTTCGTTGTCAGTGGTATTAGTAATATTTAAAATGTTAGCACCATTTAAATCTACAAAGAACTCATATTCAATAGCTGAGTTATTTAAGAATGCTCGCTTGCGGTGAATGCGATTGAAGTCACCAATAGTATCCTTACCTGTCTGAGCATAAGGAATAAGTTGTTCATCTACAATCAATGGAGTTCCAGATACTGTCGCAGCTGTTAAAGTCCAAGTAACAACCTCAGATGGATTATCTTTTTTAACAGAATCAGCTTCAACTAAAAGCGCAGATCCCCCACCTGCATCTACTTTTATTTGATCACTAGAATTAAAATTTATGTCAGTTCCATCTTCAAGTTCCCATCTGTTGGTGCTAGCTCTTTTATATAAAACAGTTGCACTATTAACATCTTGTGCGTTGGGTTGACTATCTGTGGCAGGATTATAATAAACATTAGTCCCAAGAACAGCACCTTGGTCTGCGGCTGGATCGTCAGCCTGTCCAATCAAAATGTAATTTCCGTTAGCAACAGACGACCTGTCAGATGAACTTCCTGCACCTAAACCGCTAATAATTAAAGAAATAATATCGCGAGCTTCCGAGTTAACAAAATACCTAGGCCATACAGGACTAGTATCAAAAGCTTGCTGGAACCTACGGTTAATAAAATCCGCTACCTGTGTACCCTCTGTTCCGCTAGCATCAAGTTGACCCCCAGTGCCTATCATCGAGGTAATTAATCTAAATAAATCTTTGTAGCTGCGGGTCTGCATTATGCTTTATTTGGGCTTAGTTCTGGAAACTTCTTATTGTAATACTTTAAAAATTCTTTTGAATGCACAGTCTCATGACCGTACTTATTCGTGAGTCTAAAAAACTCTCTTGCGGGTATTGTAGCAACTGGCTTACCAAGAACTGGATGCGTCTTACCTTTTAGTTCTTTAGATTCCTTTGCTGCTTGTTGAACTCTTTTATGTTCTGTTTCTTTCTCTAGTTTAAAACCAGTCTTGATCTCCTTCATAAAGGCACGATCAATCTCGCCATCTGAGTAGCGTTTAAAATTAGGAACAATAATATTCATATTAAAAAAGGCGGGGGGCTTGCGCCCCCCAACCAGATTTAATTTACGCGAATGATCCTAGATCAATAATGCGTAATCCAATAACAATGTTGCCAGCAGTTAAGTTAGCAGTTGTTCCATTTACTTCAGCAAGAACACTTGTTTCTGCTTGGAAAGGAACCGCTTGTGATTGGTTGCCAGTGAATGACTCCCCAGAATTAAATACTGGAGCAGACATACCATCAACATCAAGGTTGTCAATGAACTCATCTGGATCACCGCCAGTTGTGCCAACATCAAGAGTGATGTCAGTAGCACCAGCAAGTGCAGTTGATTCAAAGACACCAGCTAGCTCAACAGCACCACCAGCAGGGATGGTTGCTATAGGAAGTTGTGTAGCTGTGCTAAGGGACTCTCCTGTAAAGGGATTTGTTCCTGTCTTAATATCATTTAGGTCCGAAAAGCTAAGTGATATTACGTGTGTATAGCCGGAAGTACCAGCTTCATTTACGGTTAAACGTGCCATAATGTTATATCTCCTTTGTTAATTATGAAGGATCAACGATCTTACCGTGAGCACCAGGGTGGTATACACCAAGGGTCAAAGCACAATCAACGAAACCACGCTCGCCACCACCAAGGTTAGGAAGACGTGTGCTTCCCATTGGGATAAGTTCGTGGATGCCATAATACTCAGGGTTAACCATATAGCCCATCATTCCTGCTGTGCCAGCTTGAGTTGGCATACAGTCTGGGTTACCGTTAACGATAGAGACAACACCATGGTCACTTTGATAGAGATCAACGGACAATTTTATTGTTCCGCTGTTACCATCATAGTTGACGGAGCGAACACCAGGGTTTGAGCCATCAGCTGTGTCGAATCCAGTACGAGCAAAATCGCTAATATCTGAACGAAGTGTGGTATCAGCAACAAGCATAAGGTTGTCTGTAGAACCAGTAACTCCAAAGATAGAAGTGATTAGTCCATTAAACTCGCTTTCGCTAAGGTTAGAACCAGCATCGACAACGCTAGCAGCAGGTGTACGGAAATCAGCAGGAACATTTGCAGAACCTGCAGCATTTTGAATCCAGTCACCAAGACCACCAAGAGCATTGGCTGTGCCAGCACCATCTTCAACTGCTTGAGTATTTGCAGAAGCAATAGTAGCTTCAATGTCACGTTTTAGTTCGCGAATAGCCTTTGCTTCGGCTTGAGCGATTTTAGCGGGACCAACGGAGTCCACTGCTTCTTGTAGGTCAGAAACCATGAAGTCGCGGCGGAACTTTTGAATGCGATTGCCAAGGCGAGCACGACTAGCAAACTTGTCAGTGAATGCTGTTACGTCAGCACCTTCTGGGATACCTGAAGTTACAGGAGCAGAAAGGCTGTCAACAGTCCACTCAACAAGTGTTGAAGTAGCACGCTCTTTATTAGCAGACGAAAGGATTGGAGTTTCTTCTGGAGCAAGGATAGTCAAGACATCAGTCAAGTCCTCACGATTAGAAACAGCCGATCCTGTATTTGTAGTATCGAATGTATTTGAGAATGACATTGTAATTAATGATTATAATGAGTTGTTAGTTTATGAGCGTGTGCTCATTTTAAGTTTGCGAAGAGCAGCAAAATCTCTAGCATTACCCGTCTGCTTAAACCTGGCTTCTAATTCTTTTAGAGCCTTGGCAGTTCTTCCCATTCCTTTCTCGGATTGGGCAGCGGCTGGATTACCTGTTCTTGGAGGATTGAGCGTAGGAGCCTTCTTAGTTTCTACCACTGGCTTGCGTCCATATATGCTATTTGTAGCGTGAGCGAACCAATAGTCCAACTGAGCAGCAACATCTGGTGCTTCACGTTTCAAGACAGTTTTTAACTTCTTGAATCTATCATCACCTACAGTAGCCTCAAATTGTTTGCGTAAGTCATTGTCTTCTCCATCCAACCAATCTAGTTCTTTTTTGGCTTGCTGGTTGAACTGCTCTGTGAGCTTTTCACCCTGCTGTTGTGCCTGAACTTGTTTTAGTTGGGCGGGAAGAAAAGTTTTCTGTGCTTTCCGGGCTTTCAATAAAGCCTGTCGAACATCCTTCTTTGTCCAATCCTTACCATCAATTGTAGTTACTATATCTTCTGCGCTATAACCATCACTTTCAAAGATTAAGTCCTCAGCCCATTCAACTACTTGGTCAACCTCAGCGGCTTTCTCTTGTAATTTCTCGATAGTATCTAGATTCCC